TGATAATAGGCACACACAATATCGAGTTCCTCATTTCCAGCATTCTTAACCCACTTTGCCCATCGCTTTTTAGGTCTAATGCTATTTATAAGACACTCGTACTGGGGTCGTTTATCCAGTTCGTGGTGCATATTCATTAAGTTGGCATGAAGAATTGTATCTGCGTGGTAAGATAACGCATTGTTTACAAGCCATGGCTCGTAACCTTTCTCTGCCAGAACATCATTTTCGCTATCACGCATCATATTCTTTTTGGTTTGCGTAATAGATGTTACATAATCAAACGGAGAAGTCATCTTCTGTCTCCTTATCCATATTAGTTTTATCGAACTCATCCGAGCATTTTGGACAAATATAGGCAATACCTTCGCCGTCTTTATATTTGTATCTAACTTCGCTATACTTTTTACCAAGTTTCTTACCGCAAGTTAAGCAGGGATGAGATGGCTTTTTTGACTTACTAAAGAATCTCACTTCTTACCTCGAACGTTTAATAAAGGCTTCAGTATTCTAATTAGAGATAGTTCAACATCATCTAAAGTCATACTTGATTGCTCGTTCAAAGGATAGACAGATACCGTCATGTTAGAGAAGTCTTCACCCCACATAGAACGATACTTCTTTGCGGCTGGGTGCTTTTCATCTGATCTAGACATGTTTCGAACTTCTTTAACAAATCTACCGAGTCTAGTGCCCATACTTTTTCCAGACTTGCCTGTGTATAAGCAGTGATGGTCTTTGTATATTGCATAGAGTCCAGTTCTTTGGTGGACAGTATCAGAGTTCTTCTTCAACAAGCCTTTATCTACAACAAGGTTAAATCCCATCTTAGTTGATGGATCGATCACAATGCTATACTTAGTATCACAAGACTCAACTAAAGATTTAGCTATCTCATCTGGAGTAAATACATACTCTCCTAACAAGTTCTTCATTTCCATTCCACTTCTGCCATTAGAGTTGCAAGTGCGGCAACTCGGTTGATCTCTGAGTTAGCAACGAATGCTTCTTTGTATTGGTACTCAGCAAGTATGATAATTGAATCAGCAATACTTTGAGTAGAACTAATCTTAGACGGAAGAATGTCATACAACTGGCGATACAAAACAGCACTGTCAATGTCACTATTCTCTGCAACCCACTTACGGGCACCAGTAAAGTTCTTCTCTTTCATCAAAGAAATTAGAGAACTAATATTGTCACTAGACTTACTGGCTAAGATGCCAGCGTCAATCCTACCAGTAGAACCATAACGCTGTAGTTCATTAAGGACTCGGCGCCAATCAGGAAAATAAAGTTGTACAACTTCAGCAACAGATTTTTTATCATATTGAATACCTTCATCATCTAGAATACCGCACACTCTTTTAAAGAAGTCTGCCGCAATCTGTGGTTTGTCTTTGTTACTTATGTTGAACTCGACCACGCTACAACGAGAATGAAGTGGCTCAATGATTCTGTTCTTAAAGTTACATGTTAGTATGAAGCCACAGTTCTTAGAGAACTCTTCCATAAAGTTACGAAGTGCGGGCTGTGTTGAGTTTGCGTTCAAGTAATCAGCCTCATCTAGTATGACGTACTTACGTCCACCAGTAAAAGACACGCTTGAAGCAAAGTTTGAAATATCAATTCGTAGTGTATCAATATTACCATTCATCGAACCGTTGATGGTGATGAAGTCTGCGCCAATCTCATTGAGCATAGCCTTAGCTACAGTTGTCTTACCGACACCTGCACGACCAGTTAGTAATAGATTGGGAACGTTGTTTTGATCAACAAATTGTTGAAAGGTATTCTTTAACTCATCTGGTAAGATGGCATCAGAAACGGTTTGCGGTCGATATTTCTCGACCCATAAAAAATCATCTTGCATCATCAATCTCCATAATATAATAAACTTTACACTGTGTAGTATAAAGGGATGAAAGGGAGATGTCAAGCGACATCTCCCCTTCGGGTGTCTAACTAGGAAGCGGGAACTTCTTCGCTAGACGGGACTTCATCTGCGTTAGCAGGTGGAACAGGTGCTTCGCCTGGCATATTTACATCTTGCCCTTCTGCTTTAGCGTGTTCCAAAAATGCCATGAAACGTTGACGTACTGTGCCAACAGGCAGTAACTCTTCACCACGAATGGCACCACGTGCAGTCGCAACGTCAATAATTTGAACTGCGGCTGAAATGTCATTCAATGAGAGACCAGGAGCTTGTTGCTCTTGGGTTTCGGGGGCTTGGTTTTCTTCTGTCATATTAGTCTCCTATAACTAAGTTTAAATTAACGAGTTTCGATTGCAACCCAATATTGAACCTTGCTCGATTTGAAATGCGCCATACCTTTAGAAGATAGTGTCACTTCGTAATCAGCTGGTACCAATTTTAAGTTATCAGTCTTAATGATCATATTAAATGGATCTGTACTGATACCTTCAGCAACAACGGTATTGTAATTATCTGCCGTTGATGTTTTGCTGTCTACTGCTGACATAGTAACGCTGTTACCATCACCAATGAAAGCAATTTCGGGCAACTGAAGAACACCTGCGGCTCGCAGGACATTCTCAATATCTTGCCACTTAATACTGACCGATACTTCAGGATCAGGAACTACAATGTCCTTCTCGGGAGGAGTAACCATCAGTGATTCCGATGTATACGTGTATCTCAATTCACTTCTACCACCTTTGATAGAGAAGCGATCTTGACCAAATACTACATCTGGATTATCGAATAATGCGAGAGTGCTTAAGAACCTGGACAGGTCATAAACACCTGCTTGGGTCTCAACAGTCTCATCGATTGTTGCCGCAGCCATAACTGTTTTTTGCGGGGATATTGTTCGAACTACTGAACCTGGCTTGAACACAATGCTAGGGTTGATAGTCGAAAAGTTTTTGAGTACGCTCAATGTGTCTGTACTAAATTTCATATTTTATTCACCTTTATTAATAGTTTAAAATCACGTTCTGCGTATTATTTATATCAGAACAGCCAAAAGTTTTCATGATTATGACATATCTCTCCTGTTTTTTGTTAACTCTTCAGACCTCTCCATTTGCATTCTGATCCACTTAGCACAGTCTTTAGCGCCAAATGCTTCTTCAGCAAGTTCGGGCATTCTATCGTCTTCGCCTACACCACGCATAACTGAACTAGATAGCATCAAAGCTCCAGCCATTATCATACAGATGTGAGGTAATCCAGAACCAGTGGGACCATCATCATAATCTTTTCGGCGTTCAAAGTCATCGATGTGTCTTTTAAGACTATCAATCATTTGTTGCCAGGGAAGTCCCTTCTCCCAGTTTCGGTCTGCATACTTAGTAGCACCATATTCAAGAGCGGCTGCCCCTGCGGCTAGTCCCTCAAGAGGGAGTTGTCTAAAGTATGGAACACCAATACATTCACGTAACGCACCGCTTTCTGCGGCTTTGAATTCCTCTTTCTTACTCATCGTGTAGTTTGCTCCAAATCATTTTCGGCTCTGCATATAGCCTGTAATCTAAGAACATCTGCCGCAACATCATGAGAACTATCATGAGCCACAAATGTTCTCTCCCAGTAACCTTCATCTGCGAGTGGAACAAAACCACTTCTAGTTGAAAAGTCAAACTTAGCATCAATATAAGTTCTGATGTCACGTACTTTCCAAAACTTCAAGTACTCATTCATCAACTTGTCTTGACCATAAGCATTCATGAGTCTGAACAAAATAACTGGATCGAAAGAATTACCTCTAGACCACCAATAATCAATCTTGTTCTGCTCTCTTAAATATTGTAGTATAGTATCACAAAAAGCTTCGGCTGTCAAGTCACTTTCGCTAGGAATAATTTTGTCTCTTGCGATCTTAGGAAGATTCTCCCACCAGTGAACATCTGCTTTCTTAAACTTACAGTTGAGATTAGACATCTGATCGGAAACAGATAGCTTGACCGATTTAACCTCAGGCACTAACTCTTCGAATGTATATGGATTCTCTGTAAATCTTTCCCATTCAAAAGTTGTGTATGCCATATCGACTACAGGGCAAACAAGAACGTCTGCCCCAATAGTCTCAAAATCAAAAATAAAGTGTTTACTCATTAAATCTCCTCAAATCCAAAACCAGCAACCTTATACTTTTTGTTGCCTATTAACATCTGGTCGCCCATCGAAGTAGATCGTAGACCGTAGGTCACACCTTCGTGAACTGGCAAATCTGCCATAACAGTTACATCTGAATTATAATCACCATTGTTTTCAATGTCACCTCGACTCCAAGAACCTGATACGTTGTTAGTCCAACGATAGGCATATTCTAGAGCCTCATCAGTTGACCGAGCGTCTTCAGGAATATTTACAAAGGCGACAGTACGTGGACTGTCTTCGAAGGCTGTATGAATCACTGCTACTTGCATAATATAATCTCTCATTGTTTACTTGATCAGTATACATGGAGTTGACACGAATGTCAACCCCTAATTTCAATTTTATGAAATTAATTCGTATGGCTTGTTCCACTGACCAACATTGATGTCAGTATAGTGTGAACGGTGAAAGTAATCTGTCATGGCATCGTCATTGTTGAAGTACTTAGGACCCTTCATTGCCGCTAACAGCTTGTTTAGAAACTTCTGAGCAACACCTTTATAATGCTCATCAATCCAGTACTCATTGACTTGGATGTAACGATCACCGTGAGTGTAGTTCTCAGAGAAGTCGATCTCACCAGCTTTGAGATTCACACACAAAGTTGAATGGTTACGGACAGAGATACTGCCCTTCATGCCGAATTCTTTAAGGACTGCTTTGATAGCAGGAGCAAGGTCTTTCTTCATTTCTTGTGATACATAAGCCATAATTTATTTCTCTCTCAATTGATTACTTAGTAAGTATAGCAGGTCTGACAACAATGTCAACCCTTTTATGCAAATAATTTAGACATATCTGCATATACTTTGTTATAAGCATTCACTTCATAACACCAGTTACTAAAGAAATCGTCATCATCGGCATCAGGAGTAGCGCAATGTTCTACCCAAATCCTGTCCATTGACTTCATTCCCTCAAGACAATCACCTCTACCGTGACTGCTCATAGTTTGCCACGCTTGGCTCAACTCAACTTCTTCTTGGTGAAAACTAGGAATTCTAAACATATCTTCTCTCTCTTTTTTAACTTATACATGTAGTATAGCAGATAGGAAGGTAATGTCAACCTTTTTTTGTCATTTAACTAAAGTATTTTTCCAGTCAAAGTCTTTTACTAGTTCCATACCATAGTTGTTGGTGCCAGTAGGTCTATCATAGCCAGACTTGAACTTTAGCTTATTAGTCTTGAATGGACCATAGTCTACAAAGTGATGCCATCTACCATATCTCCAGACAAGTCTTGCCACGTCTGGATGCATGTCAACTAGCATCTGAGACTTATTCACAGTACCTTCAGTATTGTATCCAGTCTCTTTAAACTCCTCATTCTCAGTGTTCTCAGCATGATAGAATTCAGCAGTATTACCACCGCTCACTGTTTGAGTTGCGGCTTTACCTTGCATAAACGCATTGAACTGTAGACATGAATCTCCGTCTTTCATCACTCTGAGACAGATATCAGTATCTTCATTATATCTACCACGCCATCTATGCTTACAATCATTCCGAATAAGAAGAGTAGAATATATACGGGTGTTGGCAACGTAAGCAGGATACTTTTGATTCGGGTCAATAAAGAACCTATACTGTGGACCAGCAATGTAAACATTATCATATCTCCCTACGAAGTCTTCCATCACTTGAAAGCCTACACCACTCTCAAATCGAATACGTTCATTATTGTGAAGTCTATAGAAGTCTGAGATGTTGTCATCTAATACCCAGTGACTTGTAGCACCGATACTGATCGAATGATCCCATGCCCAGTTTCTAGCACGACCAGGACCATCTCCGTGATTGGAGAAAGGTGCAACCAGAAGTGTCACGTAATCTCTCATATTGAATACATCAAGTGCTTTATCATAGCTATCGAGGTCTTGAGGCTCAATTACTATGTAATGAGGTATTTGCATACGAGATAGTGATCTAGAAGTAAACATTGAATCTGCACGACCCTTAGATACGATATACATCGGATGCTCAGGTAAGGTTCTACCTTCTGGCTGAATCCAACGTAGTAACAGGTTCTTTGTGATGTGTTGTTCTGGATGCCAAATGCTTTTAGTCTTCTCAGTTATCTCTTGACCAATCTTCTGCGAGAACTCTTTATAATCTTCTTCGTTTCTGAAGTTTAACGTAATCGCTCTGAACTTGATCTTGTCCTCTTGAGTGTATTCTGGCATACCAACCCAGTGCTTCTTCCAGTTTGATTCATACTCTGATTCAACAGACTTCACTTTACTGAAGCCTGGTCCATTGTATTCTGGAACAAGAAGATCGGCAGATATTTCTACCTGTTCATCTTCTTTAATCAACGAGTTTGATGGTGCCGCTGGATACGATGTCTCTTTGACATAGCCAGGAATCATCTGATTGATCTTAGTACAAAAATCTACCATATCATCTTGCGTTCTAAAGTGAACGTAGATTGATTTCCAGATATCGTTCTGCACAACTTTCTTGACTCTAGTAGCATCTACTAGCTTGTCAGGAATAGGCTCATCAAAAAACTTATCTAAGCTTATGCTGTAAGAGTCATTCTTACGTGCCTCATCATCCATGTAGTTATCGTAGTTGGCACTTTCTTCGATCATGGGTTTTGTGTTATCTGTCATGTAAAAAACTCCGTTAAATCTGAACGAGATTTATTCTTATCACTATAGCGCATATCGATTACTTTGTCAATACAAGATTTCCACTTAGACAAACTATGTTTCTCTCGGGTCATCTCTGCGATTTCATCTCTACGGTTTTTCATCGTAATAGCGAATTCTCGTACAGTCGTTTCAAACTCATCGCTTGAACACTTTCTGTTAATCTTAAAGTAGTGTGACCTGCTAGCGGCAACGATTTCACTCGCATGAATATCGTTATCACCAGTCATTAGAATAGTAGGTACACCACAGCCTAATGCTTCCATTGCAGTGATTCCCCACGATTCTTTAGGCCAAGTAGAACAGAAAACTTTCGATCTAGAGATGTGTTCTATGACCTCGCTGTGAGGTAGACCTCTCATAGTATGTCTAGGTTCTGTCCAGTGCTGATTGTCCTGTACATAGTCGTTCACTGTTGAACTTTTATATACACCATCGTTAGTCATCACAAGACTATTTAGGTCGGACGAATTTCGTAGTTTTTGATGTACTAAGAATGGTGCCTTTTCGTTGTCACATCTACCTACAGTCGATACATCGTAGATGAGGTCAGACGAATAAGGCATATCATCTGGCAAGAATGACGGGTTGATGAATCCTTTGATTGCACCGAACTGTACATCTTTGATACGCTTTGCCATATTTCGATGAAACTCTAATTGATCTGGACTTACAAAGTGGATATGGCAACCACTATCATTCAAATCTCTAAGAATGATTCCAAGTTCTACCATACGTATGTCCCGCACAAGTGGTTCATGCATAATACAAATTAATGGTACATTAAAAGACATCATCATGTTCGACCACCAAGGGTTATTGAACAGAATCATATCTGGATCATGCAATGCTATCGCATCACGGATAACTCGCTTGGTTTGCCTATTCTCTTTATCTTGCTTAGTGATAGCTACAGGTATAATACCATCGATATTATCTTCTAAGTCTTTACAAAACTTTTCAATTCCGCCAGTAATAACTTTACCTTTAGCGGAGCTGTCAGTCTTTACAACTTCAAAGTGGGTTGAGTAAGGCAGAAGTATCTTCATTTATTTTTATTCACGAAATCTGACTCAGCCCACACTACACTTTGACGTAGATTGGAAGATGAAAATCTGTGGTCTCTATTGTTAAAATGTAGATCGATATTCAGTTTGTCGCAAACTTCTCTACCTGTAAAGTCTTTATCTTTATACTCATCACCCAATATTCGAACATCAATCTTGTACATCTCAAGGATATCAAGCAAATCTCGTTCGGTAGAATATACTACTATCTCGTCCACATACTTAATGGCAGATAGTTGAGTATAACGCTCAACAATACTTTGGATAGGAGAGTTCTTCTTTGGTCGATCCACAGAAGGATCGATTTGCAGACCACATATCAAGTAGTCACATTGATTTTTCGCTTCACGTAACATCATCACATGTCCGGCATGTAACAAGTCAAACGTACTAGCAGTAAAGCCTACTCTTTGTATATTCATAGTGTTTTCCACGTGTCTTGCCTTCCTCTCATATTATAGATTGTATCATATCACATTACAAGGTGCCTGTCAAGACACGTGTACTGTATTATTTAAACTGATCAGTAACCACTTTGCGTAGCGTAATGATCTCATCTTTGATCGTAAGCTTCTCTACCTTCATTCTTTTAACAAATTGTTCTGGTGCTTTTTCTGCTTCTGCGGCTTCGATACAGGCATGCAAGTGTTTATGCCTTCTTTCAAGCGCAACTAATCTATCTTGGGACGCCATGTTAATCTCCTATGTTGTTGCAATTCTACTGAAGTTCTTAACCTTTTCAAATTTTATCACACTGTGGAATTTATCATATAGTTGGTCACCTTTATGACTGATGATAAAGATATTTGAATCGGCAGTCAACTCTTCAATGATCTTGAGGAACTCTTCAGTACCAGCACTATCTAAAGAAGAATCCATAATCTCGTCCATGATTAGCAAGTTAGTTGACACAGAGTTACGTAGTTTAGATACGGCTCTCCATGTAAAGAGAAGTGCAAGGTCAATCCTCAACTTCTCGCCCTCTGAAAAAGAGGAATAAGAAAACTCATCACGAAAACGAGACTTGATCGTTTCGTTAAAGTTCTCATCTAATTCAAACTGAACAAAGAAATCCATTGCGGATAGATATTTGTTAATCAGCTTATTCATCACAGGTACATATTGTTTGATAATGCGGGTCTTGATACCACCATCTTTTAGCATAGACGCTACCACTGCTAGAATCTCTTTATGATCAAACAGTTCAGTTTGGCTTTCGTGGTGATTAACAAGTTCTGCTTCTAATTGCTTAATGTCAGATGTATCGATCTCTTCAACTTCTTGCTGTGCGCCATCAAGTTCTTTCTTAATAGACTTACATGTATTCATACCAATCTTGACGTTTGCTCTATGCTCACTGACAGAGATATTCTTTTCGGATATAGTATCTTCTACAAGATCAATAGCACATAGACGCTCATCGACCACTACACTCTTATGTCCAATCTCTTCTTTTGCTGTTTCGATTTCTGTTGCTTTTGATCGTGAGGATTCGATTGTTTCTTCTTTAAATTCGTGTTCGATCCCTTGTTTACAGGTTGGACAGTTGTCATGCTTTTGGTAGAATTCAACGTCTTTACGTAGCTTGTTAAGCCTGGTTGTAAGATCATGGTTTACCTCTTGAAACTCTGCTAACTTCTTTTTCTGTTCGGCTTTGTCACCAATACTGTTATTTAGTTCTTCGATAGCATCAAGTAAGACTTCCATCTTCGCTTGCTCTTCTTCGACAAACACAACTTGGTCTTTCAACTTATCTTTTAGCTTACCTACTTCGGTCTCTTTGATCTTTCTAATAGACTCGTTATGCGTCTTAGCACTGTCAATCTTATTATCGAGTAGATCAATCTGATACTTGATATCAGTGATTTCACTCTTATTGTCAGACAGTCTTTCTTTCAACAAAGTATTCATTGTAGTGAAGATTTGAATGTCTAGAAGGTCTTCAATGATGTCTCTTCGCTCACCAGTTTTCAACTGCATGAATGGTACAAACGTAGAACTACCTAATACAACTACTTGACCAAAAGACTTATAGTTAAGCTTTAGAATAGTTTCTTCTAGATATGTCTGGTAGTCACGGGCAGCCGCATCTTGGTTTAGCAGTTCGCCATTCTTCCACACTTCGAATATGCCTGGCTTAATGCCACGCTTAATCACATAAGCATTGCCGCTTATACTGAAGTATGCTTCTACTAGCAGTTCTTTATTGTTAACACTGTTTAGTAGCTGGTACTTATTGATCTTTCTAAAGGGTTTACCATACAACGCAAAAGTCAGAGCATCGAGCATGGTTGACTTACCTGCACCGTTATCTCCAACGATAAGCGTAGACTTGCTTCGGTTTAAAAAAACTTCTGTGAAAGTATTACCAGTACTTAAAATGTTCTTATAACGAACCTTTTCAAATAGTATCATAAATTAATAGCCTCATTATGTAACTCTTGCAGAACCTTTTCAATCTTAGTTTTATCTGTACTAATCTCTAAGTTCTGGACGTATTGCTTCAATATAGTCAACGTATCTTGTGCTTCATCGACCAGTTCACTCTCATCGATCACATCTAAGTTCATATGATCTTCGACAACCTTAATATCACAAGGTGAGGCTGCCTGTAGTCTATCTAAGAACAAATCAAAGATATATGGGTTAGTCTTGTTTCTGACAATAACTTTAATGAAAGTATCTTTCAATTGAGTAGTGTCTAAGTGTGCAATGTCTTCGATAGTCATATCAGCATCATCATACATGATCTTATGGAATAGACTAAACGGATTACGAATGTATTCCATCTTACGAGAGTCAGTATCGAATACACTGAAACCACGTTTCTGATCATGATCGGACCAAGTCATTTCGTACTGGGCACCTAGATAGGATATGTTACCAATAGAAGACGGCTGATGAAAGTGACCAGAATATACTGAATCAAACTTAGCAAACGTACTACGGTCCATACCATCAGCACATAGATGTCCTTTGTCCATCTCGTAACCAGTGATCTCAAAGTGACCCATGAGTATCTGCGCTTTCGTATCAGCCATTGCTTTCATGGACTCTGACCAGTTATCAGAACACAGCCAAGGAGCAAGCATAATCTTACACCCATCCATATCTAACTCAACTGGCTTTTCCCAATACAGATGTAAATTTTTATGGCTTGTATTGCCATATAACTGTCTGAGACTGTTTACATCATTAGTGTTCTTAAAGTAAGTATCATGGTTGCCAGCGATCATATACATTTCGATGCCTTCATCGGCACACACTTTCATGAAATGATCTTCAAGGTTCTTGGCAGTAACGAAATTGATATACTTACGCCGATCTGTAACATCGCCTAAGTGAAAGATAGTTTTGATATTATTTTCACGTAGATGTGGGAAGAAAACTTCCCGATAGAACTTTATCTGATGTTCAGCAATTGCGGCATTATCATTTCTCGCACCCCAATGTGTATCATTTAGGATAGCAATCTTCATTCTTTAGCCTCTTTTTTATCCTCATCCATAAATTTCTCTAGACCCTTCTTGGCTTTCGTTTGTGCCTTCTTCTTATCGTCCATCTTCTTTTCATAGCCACGAACAAAGTCAGTCATGTAGTCATTGTTTAGATCAATATAGCCTGGTTCACCATTGCGATCAACACTACCTTCTGCATGATCTACAGCAGTACCAGTCATAACAGAATTCTCTGTGACCTTATGTTTGATGTACAGTTGCTTCTTCTCTTTGTCAATTCTTCGCAAGAACGCATACCAAATAATCTGTGTAAAATAAGCAAACGGATTATGGGACTTGTTCGGATCAAAGTTACCTAGTGCTTGTATCGCATTCTCCAAACCATCACTGATCATCTCATCTTTATACGAGTATCCTGAGAAGTTAGGCTTAGATGCAAGCCTAGTGGATATCTGATAGATACAATGTCCGATGTAGTTGGGTATCTGCGGTCTTTTGTCACCAGAATCCTCTGCTTCACTGCATAGCTTTTTATATGCTATGATAGCTTCCAGAAACTCTGGATTGTTAACGTAATTTCTCTTTGCCATGCATTTCACTCCTTATTGTGTACAAGTATAACCTATTGCAGTGCTTTTGTCAAGCACAAAATAATGTAATAATAATCTAAAAAAGACTTGACATCCCTGAGGAATAGTGTATAATTGAGTTATACGAATTTAAGAACATTAATGCTTTATAGAGTCTTTTGACTCCATGTATGCTACAAGCACATCTTCAATCTCTTCGTACTCTTCTTGTCTCTCTTCTTCTCTGGCTCTTAGACTCTTTAGTTCTGTGAGTCGTTCAGCAAATGAATCGTAGTATTCGATTGCTTTAACATTTGCTTCTCCCCAAAAGATTATATCTCCGAGTGACAGGTCCACGCTGTTGGCTTCTGATAAGAGCATCCAACTCTTAGCAAAGAATCCGTGAACTGGGTGTATTTTGACTTGTATTGGATTTTCAACAGTAACTTCATTATCATCACGCTTAACGAGATTACCTATTAAATCATCACCTGTTTTCATCTTGATATGAATAAGCATCTAATCTCCCTTTATGTTAACATTATATATACGAAATTCAAAACCTTCTTCGTTGTAGACTTTCACTCTTTCCATAAAATGTTTAGTTGCAAAGTTCTTACTACTCTTCCACTGTAGATCATCGACTATATCATATAGAGTGGCTTTAGTGTTATCTTTACTTTTACGTAATACACGACCTATTGATTGTAAGTTTCGTATCTTCGATTTACTAGGGCTTGCAAAGACGATATTATCCAAACGCTTAATATTAACACCAGTGCTGAAAGTACCATAACTAGCGAGAATAATATTATTATTGCTTGACTCAACCAAGTGCCTAACTGCTTCACGCTCGTCAGCACCAACACCTCCGTAGATAAAGTGTACGGTTTTGTTACCTCCCTCAAGCATCGGATG